ATAAATAGGTTGATTGAGTTTTTTTTATCATTGATAAGTTGGAACACCCGCACCTTTTGTATCTTTTCCAAGAGTTGCAACATATTGTTTAAATCCTTCACTATTGAATATTTGAGTTAATTGTTGTTGTGTTAACCCATTAGCTCCAACAGGACCATCTATAGTTATTTTAATATTACCAGTTACGTTGTTTGTGACATTAGTTGTTTTTGGTTGAGTTGTTTCTATTTGTTTTGAAACTTGATTAGAAATCCTTTCACCTAAAACATTTGACTCACTTAAAGGTTTTACTTGAGCCTTTTGTTTAACCGCCTCAACAGAAGACTTTAAAGGTGAACCAAGTGCTTCCAAAGTTTCATTTGCAAATGCCCTAAATTCTTTTTCAATTCCACTACTTCCTTTAATATTTTTAGCACTGGCTTCTAAAATGTCTTTAAGCGCCTTTGCACCACTTTCACCTAATGAATTTGCACCGTTAATAACAGTATTTTCTAATTGTTCAATTTTTTTAGTGAAATCAGCGTCAGATATTTTACCAGCGTCTTTTGCAGTAAATAATGATTTCATATCATTAATTGCGTTTGTTACGCTTTCAGTAACTTTAGCACTTTCGGGAACAGCTTTATAAACATCTTTTGATAATTCTCTTAAAATTCTATCCGCCCCATAAATATTTTCACGTACTACAGGTGTTGCTGCAACCCCATACGCAACTTTAGCCGCAATTGCCTTAACATTTGCCGCCATGTCTTGTGCGATAGTTAATTGACTTGATTGAATAGCTTCAAGAGTTTTTGGTCTTTCTTCTTCCCTTCTTTTTATTTCGTCAAATTGTTCTTGCGTTAATTCACTTAATTTCTTTTGTTCAACAATACCCGTCTCATCATCTTTAAGTTGAACGACATACTCACCATCCTTCATTGTTGCCATGTTGGCCAACAATTGTTTGTCCTTTTCATCTTTAAATTGTATTTCAGGACTAATTGCGGATAACCTCTTATCTAAATCGGCAGCAGCTATTGCCGCTTTACTTAATTCTGCAGCTGACAGTCCAGTTTCTGCTTGAAGTTCTCTAAGTGTTAACACACCTTGAGGATTTATTCTAAATGATTGTGTTTTTTCATCAAATTCCGTAAATTGTTTTGCCGCGTTAATAATACTATCTTGTAAACCTGATGGGTCATTAATTGATTGGTTCATTAAAGCAAACGGGTCCGCCAAATTACCAATAGAAATACCTAATCTTTGGAATCCTGCAGCAGTTGCAACCGCACTTTCAGGGTCTAAAACTTTATCAGCTAAAGTAAATGTCTCTTGCATGTCAAACCTTAACATTGAAGCTTGAGCTGCCATTTTTGTTAAACCTTGAATACCACCTTCAAACTGATATCTATTCATTTTGGACATGTTAGCCTCAACATCGTCCATTACCATATCAGCATTTAATCCAAGACTTTGAATATATTGAATTGAATTTTCAAGGTTTGTACCTATTTGAGATGTTTCAATACCTACCTCAGCAAATTTGGTAACTAATGTACCTACATCAGTACCTAATATTTTGTTTGCCGCATATAATTTCGAAACTTGTTCTTCGGTCGCAATTACATTTCTTTTTGACCCTTCCGCAATCCCCTCCATTGTGGCCGCCGCAGATGCAGCATCACCACCTAAACGAATTACTCCTGCAGCAGACCTTGAAATGGCATCCCCCAATTCGTCCATTCGGGTTCTGCCCATTAAAAACGCTGCGTTCAGTTTTTCGGATAAATCAAACATGTTATCCATAGCCTTGGCCGCAGCCTCTAAAGGCGATGCAAGACTTTCAACACTCTTTTTTAATTCATCTATTTCTTGTTTTGACGGCATCTAAGTTTGGTTTCTATATAAATAGAAGAAGGACTAATTTTTTTAGTCCTTCTGATTATCTTCTATCCATTTATTAAGTAGATATTTTCTAACAAATATTGGCATCCTTTCAAAATCTTGATAGGAAACCTTTAACAATGTTGTTAAATAATAAAATTCGTCGATTTGACTTTTCCTATACTCAGAAGAAAGGGCGAAAAAAGTCGACCCCAAAACCAACATTCACTGTTAGTTTTTCTCCTGACGGGGTCATAATTGTTTTGTTCATGTCTAATCTTGGTTCATTTTCATTCATGAAGTTTCTAATGAACTTTGAATCAGCAATTGGCATCGACTCAATAAACTTAGCAATTTGTGCTCTGTCTCTTGAACCATCCACTTCTAATATTTCTCTTTCCATTCTCCACGTAACTTTTGGTACAACTCTACCTTGTGGATATGTCGAAGCCATACGGCTGATGTCTTGAATCTCACCGTAAGATAATGGTTTAATCTTAATAGTCGATTGTGATTTTGGTAACATTACAGTAAATGTACCATCTTCATTTGGTTTTTGATTACTAATAATTGACAATTCGTCCAACATAACAGTGGTTTGAAATTGTTTTCTAGTTACAGGGTCAGTAACATTGATAGTCATTTCAGGACCAAATGCAGTATTTCTTAAAAAGATAAGAATCGCCTCAACATCACCTTCGATTAAATCTTCAACTTTAATGTCTGGTTCATATATTTTAGCTCTTAACAAAGCCATAGTTAAGTCATTCGCCCCACCCATCAAAATATTTTCATCTGATGCGGTAAGATAACCAACTTTAATAGCCTTCTTTTTATTCTTGTAAAATACTCCTTGTGAAGGTAGTTGAACCACGTCGTGTGGTAGTGTAAAATTTTCTTGACCGTAGTCTCTTGCTTGATTTTCCATATAAAAAAATAACCGTAAAGTTTATTAGCTTTACGGTTAAATATAAATGAGTATGATTTTATGTAAATAGTATTAGTATACTAACACACATCTATCCATTCTTAAAGAAGCTGTGATATCAGCTAACGCATCTTGACTATAAGACAACTGTCCAAAGTTCACATCTGTTAAGAATGTTCCATAAAGAATCCATTTCTCAACAACAACTCCTGTAGGGTCCAACATTTCAAGGTCGATGTCTTTTTTGTAACCCGCAGCATAACCCATACGACCTGTCACTGATTCAGCGTGTAAACGAACCCACTCCATAAGTGCTTGAGCAGCAGACGGTCCAATAGGGTCACGGAACTTAACACTAATTGGGTCCCAGTTAAATCTACCTGCAACGAATGTAGATGTGTTTAAGAATTGTATTTCAGTTGCACCAATCTTAATAGATGGTCTTGAAGCGCTTTCAACAAACCACTCGTTGATACCCAAACTTGACGAAACCTTAAGATAAAACGGTTCTGGCGTTTCGGTTCGTAAGGTATCGGCATTTTCATTAATAAATCAGCCATGTTATTTTAATTTTGTTTTTTTTGTTTTGTTTATTTCTATAAATATACTCTTGTTAAAAATTTTTTCTCTTTACTTTTATTTTGTTAAGGTTATTCATTACTTATATTCCTTCTTAACGCCACCAGCAGTAGAATAAGTTTTAACTATATTATCTGGTTTATCTTTAAAATGTTTACTCATTACTTCTACATTTCTAACATCATCATCTGAAAATCCAATTATAGGTTGCTCTGGAACGAAATTATTTGAAATGTCATTTTTTACAAACGCCTTTTTACTTAATAAATTCGCCATTCCTTTAATATAAGAAACGAAATCTTCCATTGCACGAACCTTAGCTTCTTCAGGGTTGGCAGCTCCTTTTTCATCACCAAACGACACTGGATGATATTTGTTGAGTTCTAAATACGACTTGATTAATTCATCGTCCGTCATATCGTCTTCGTCTACAAACGTCCTGTATTTTTTAAGGTTCTTAACTAGTTGGTCCTTATCGATACCATTAAATCCGTCAATAATATAATTGTAAACAGCTTGTTTTAAAGTGTTGGGGTTATGACCTCTTGCAGTTATGATTGAAAATATTGAACCGTTATTAATTGCTTCTCTAAAGTCATTAAATGCTGGACCAAGTTTTGCTCTCATTGCATCAACTAAGAAATCTTTATCACCCGCAGTTCTGAAGTTTTTGAACGGGTCTTCACCAAATCCTACAATAGTGTCTCCGTTGTATTCAAAATCTTCTTTTCCGATTTTACTTCTATATTCCGCAAAATCGTCTGTACTCATACCAACTTCATCACCATCATCAGTCTTTAATATTATCTTTGTTGGCATGTGAACAATATTGTCGTCCCAATCAAACGCATAATATTTCATATCTGGTGTTCCTTCACCTTTAAATCCCTCTCTAAGTTGTCTTTTCATATTTGGCAAATAAAGGGGGTATGATTAGTACCCCCGTTAGTTTATTAAATGTTTTCAAACGAAGCTCCTGTTGGAGTAATGAAGAATTCGATATCTATGAATTCTAATGCCTTCGTAGGTTTTAAGTAGATTTTACCTGTTAATGTATTTCTATCTAAGTCTTCAGGTGAAGATGATACGGTTACACGGAAATCGTATAAACCTCTGTCTCTTCTGATTGAATCTAAGATAGGGTTAACACTATCCAAGAATTGTTGTCTTACAATCTGGTCGTTTTGTTCGAACAATAATCTTACCGCTACTGCTGAAATCAACTTACGAGCTTGAAGTAATAATCTTCTTACGTTCAATCTGTTAAGTGCTGTGTCAGCAACTTGTAAAGTTTTGTTACCCCAAATTACAGTTCCAACATCAGAGAAAGTTGCGATAGGGTTGATTCTACCTTGATACAATGTATCTCTGTCAGTTTGTGTAAGTTTTTGTCTAGCTTTGATTGAGTTTACGAGACCTCTTGTGTAACCCGCAGATGCGAACCAAGGGAATGAAATGTTATCGGTCAATGCCAAGTTTCTACAAACCTCACCCGTTGGTGGTAAGTAAATTTGTGTATTGTTTACAGTATCTCTTGTTAAAATCCAAGGATAGTAAGTTGCAGTATAGTTAGAGTCGATACCTGTGTTATCCAAGTTGTCAACCGCTTCTTGTGAGTAAATGATGTCCTGAGGATTTGAAGCATCAGGTGTATACATTCTGTAATCAGGAGTAGTACAGATATAAACTGAATCTGCTCTTGAGTATTGTACCATGTCAATTGCCTCTTCTACAAGATTAGAGTTGTTAACATAATCGATACTTGCAGTTGCAAATATGTTAATGTTTGTCGCTTCAGGATTAGCAAACGTTAAGATACCAAGTAAGTATGCGTAGTAGTCAGTGTTTGCAAAATCCTGAGTATTGTTTTGAACAACAATTCTCTTAAACATACCGTCACCTGTTGCAGTTGGGTATCTTGATGATGGAAATGCACCTGCCAAATAACCTGACGCTCCCAATTGGAATCTGTCTTCGTTAGTTCTCCATTCTCTGTAGATATCCCATCCGTCAAATCCACCAGCAAAACAGATAGTGAATTTTCTTGAGTAGATAAAGTAGTATGGATTTTCTTGAGTTGCTGGGTCTTCTCTAAATTCTGCAACACCACATTCAAACGCGGTTTGACCACTTGACATTGAACTATTAGAAATAGTTACAACAGTTGCTCCTGAGTCCATGTGGAAACCTTTACTTAATACATTCCATTTAACTGAATCAGTTGCAGTTTCCCAACCTGTTTGTGGGTTTTGTTTTCCTTTATAAGTTAAGAATGACTCATCAATACCATATTGAGTTGAGAAACCTAAGTAAGTTCTTCTTACAATATCTCCTGGTGATTCAACAGAGTTAGAACCTCCAGTTGCAGTACCGAATGGTGGGTTAGCAATAACTTCACCTGGATAGTCATACTTAGTTTTGAATTTAGGATATGGTGATGGGAATTCAGTAACGTCAGAATATTCTCTTTGTGTGTATCCATAGAAACCACAAGGTAATGCGTCAATCGGAGCTTCGTCAGCCATCTCAACCATTATGTATTTTGAAATTAATGCAAACTCACCGTTAGATGAACCAATTTTCTTAGCAATAAAGTTATTTGACGCTGGGTCCATGTTACAGTTTGTAAATTTCTCAATAACCACAGGGTTAGCATCAGTATCAAAGAAGTTTCTTACGAATACGTCAAAAGACATATTGTTATATGACATGTTTGCCAATGAAACTTTAATTTCAGTGTTTGCCGAGTCACCATCAGAAATTGAAATGAACTTAAATAAGTTATAAACTTTGTTACCTCTTAATTCTGAAACGATATATGGTGTTTCAGGTGATTGGTATCTTTCTAAATTCCAAGCAATTGACTGACTTGATTGACTTCTTGCACTTGGTAATGCAATTAATTCTGAATTTAAACCTCTGATGTAACCTTGGTTGTAAGCGTAATTCAAACTACCTTGGTAAACCTCTTCAACATATATAGGTGTTTCAAATCTTGATTTTCCAAAGTTATCAACACCTAATACTTTAGTTATGTATTTTGCCGATAATGCCGATAATGAAGTTTCAAATGCGAAAACATCATTATCTTTTGTAACACCTGATAATAAGAATGTTGCAAAAGGTGAATCTGTAATTCCTGAGTATTGACCCGTACTTACAATTTGTAAATTATTCGGTGCCCAAGCATTATTGTTATTGTAATCGATACCCACTTCGTAAACAGGTCCATGGTTTTCACTTGTTGAACTATTTGAGTATAATGAAATACCTCTTGAACGAATAGTACCTACAACCATATTATTGAATTCAGTGTAAGCAGTTCCTGTGAAACTGTAACTTTCACCTGTAATAGTTCCTGTAAATGTACCTGTACCTCCTGTAGTTAAAGTATCTACAACATAATAGAATGAATAACCTGTATATGCATTTCCTGATGAAATGTCAAAGTTAGCGTAGAACCAAGGGTCGTTTGTCGCTGAAGATAAATCATTATCGTTAAAAGTATTAACACAATTGTAAGGGTCAGTAACCGCACTATATGTTGTTGTTAAAGTGTCGTAATCCGCATTAGGTATTGCACCATAAACAACCGCAGTTGTTGACGATAATGATGGAGTGTCAATTATTTGACCTAAATATGCGTCAAAGTCTCCTTGTAATGTTGATGTTGAACCATCAGCTACTCTATATTGTAAGTTCAAGTTTGCTTGAACTTGAGCAGGTAAAGCTCCTCCAATAAAAGTAACCGTACTTCCTGATGCATCACCTGTAAATGTTGCAGTGAAAGTTGTTGCGTTTGATGGGTCACCGATTGTTGTTGGGTCAACATTGGCAATTAATGATAAACTCCAAGATGGACCCGCATCATAACCTGATAATCCCAATACTCTAGTTACAAACAATTGGTTTGATTGTTGCAAGTACGACTTGGCAATATAAGCCGCTTCGTATTTAGGAATTTGAGTGTTATAAAACTTAACGGGTTCAGTCCCTCCAAAATATGCTTGGAACTCATCGTAGTTTGTTATGAATACTGGTTCGAATGCTGGACCTCTTAAGGTTTCCCCTACAATACCTAATGTAGTAACCCCCACACTTTGGGCTACAAAAGATAAGTCGGTTTCAGATGTGTATACGCCTGGTGATACGAATACTTTTTGATTTGCTTGTGCTGTTGCCATTATTAAATTATTCTGTTACAGATTTATTTTATTGATAAATATTCAAGTTTTTACGAAAAAACTTTACTTTTGTATAAGTATTTATAAACGGTATGAATTAATTCTGCCTTTTTTCTACCCATGAAAACTAAGAAGGAAATAAAGAACATTAAAATATCCCCCGAATCACATGATATCCTAAAAAAGTACTGTGATAAACGTGGAATTAAGATTTATAAGTTTTTGGAAAATTTGATTATTGAAAAGTGTAAAGAAAAGAAAGATATCTATGGAGAAGATTAAACTAACTTGTTTTCGAATAGTATGTTGGATGGTAGAGAATTATTATCTTTTGTAACTTCAATCCTCAAAACATCATTTGTGGTAATTTCAATTCTTTGTAAATCACTACCATAATAATCACCATTAATATAAACATCAAACGTATCTACATTATCTGTAGATATTAAAGTCATATTTGCCGTAAAGTCAATTATGTCATTTAATATTGTATTTCCCGAAACAAATAAAAATGGCATTTCAAAAGTGTCAGGATTTTCAGGATATTTTTCTCGTCTTTGTTTTCTTAATGATGTATCAACTTCAATAAGTTGTGTCATTCTTTGTATTGCTGGTTTTACCTCAAATTCTTCTTCATCTATTAAGTAACCCAACATAGTAAAGTCGTAACTCTGAACATAATACTTTCTTGAATCCATATTCATCTGCGATTCATCGGAAACATTGTTCATTATGATTGGGACGTATTGACCCTTAATAAATGTATATGCTTGTCTTGATGAAAAAGTTTGCATCACAATTTTATTTAATTGGTTCAACTCTCTCATTCTATTGCAAATGATTTTAACTTGATAGTTGATATCAACAGGAACAGGTTGTGGTATTGTGTAGATATCCATACCTTGTTCGTTTCCGTTCCATGTTGGAACTGAGGCATAATAGAATTGTTTTCTATTTGGAATTGTATATTGAAGTGATGGGTTTGTACCGTACTTAACTTCAGGTGTTCTAACTACTGTAATAAATGGCGGGGACGGGTTGTAATCTAAATCCACAAACTTCCACGTTTCTAAATATTGTGTCCAGTTTTGACTTGTAATGATAATATCCAACAAAGGTACAACTTTACCTGCAGTTACAACTTCAAGTTCTGTCTTGACAAAATCGAGCATACCCCTATCCAAATCAGCATGTAATACTGATTTAGGTAGATATGTTCCATCCTCCTTAATATATTCCAAAAGTTGTTCTCTACGTTCAGATAAAACTTTTTTTGGAACTAACGGTAATGTTGGTTTGACAACTGTTCTTGGTAGTGGCATTATTCTTTTACTACAAATAGTTTATTTTGCGAATTAATCATGTCAACCTCTTGAGCGGTGTAGACAGGTTCTTCACTATTTTTATAAACAAACGAATCGTATTTATACGGATTATAAGTAACAACTTTATCTGATGGTGGATTTGGAATATCCTCACAAGGGTATTCACAATAGTCTAATAATTTTCCAATTACAAATGCGTGAACGTTTTTTGATTTTTCTGAACGAACTCGTTCTTTTCCACCTTTTCTAACTCTGAACTCAACATCACCCAATTTAACATAATCGGCATGCATAATTACTTTACTGTTGTAGGTTACAGAAAATGTGTGTTTGTGTAAATTATAATACACCATTACTTTCTTACCCAAAAATAAATTATCAAATTGAGATTCAGTTATTATTACTTGCATTATATTCCTCTAAATTCATTCTCACTTACAAAAGTTGCGGTAACCGTTCTATAGAATGGTTTGTACCCACCGTAAGTGTGTTTGTTATCTGACCTTACATATCCATCATCACTAACAGAATAATATCTTACTCGGTCTTCAGTTTCATAGTAACCAATATAATCGCCCATGAATATTTCAACACCTAAGTCATCAAGAGTTTTTTGATAAATTGAAAATTTCATATTACCTGGTTCTTGAATCTCGACTTTAGAATTTCCGTATAACTTATTTACGGGAGCCATAACTTGAACCAACCCTTTTAACTCGATAGGTGCCATGAATTGTATTCCGTCTTCAACTACTTCACCGTATACATTATCCTTTTTTGTTTTGTAACGGTCAATACGATACAATACGATTGTAAAATTCATATCACCTTCCAACCATTCTTGTCCCATACCAATATCAAGGTCATAATCTTCACCACCGAAGAACATACCCAACCTTGTAATCGGAACCAATTTTTCTGACGTTTGTTTCATATATTGATAAATACCTAAACATTTACTATATTTAAGTTATAATTTACTAATTTTAAATGAGCGATGTTAGTTTAGAGTCAAAAGCGATGACGATTCTTGAGTCCTATGAGGGCGGCAATAACTATATCTTGGAATTAAAACGCAAATCACAAGTTAATAAAAAGTTTTATCCAACAAGAAGCCAATCAGAATATATTATCAATTTCCACGATAAACAACCAAAGGTTGCTAAAAAGTGGGTAATCCTTGATGCATACTTTGCACAGAAATTGGCTGACGATAAATTATATACCGAAATACCACAAAAGGTATGGGTTGAGAAGTTATTGGCAGATAAAGAGAAAGCTTACCACATTTGGGGTAAAGTTTTAGATAAAGAAGAATTTCACGATTTTTGGTTACCAAAAGCGGCAATCATTAAAGACAATTCAGTTAAAGATGTTGTGATTGATTATTCAAAATATTCTCACCGACCTCCACTTGAACATCAAAAAGAAGCCGTTCAAAAATTGGTGGAGAATAAAAAGTTTATTCTTGCTGATGACATGGGTCTTGGTAAAACCACATCTACAATCATCGCAGCTTTAGAATCGGGTTCTAAGAAGGTATTAATCATTTGCCCCGCAACATTAAAAATTAACTGGAAACGTGAGATTGAAAATTATTCTGACAAATCAATCTACATCGCAGAAAGTAAAAATTTCAGCACAGAAGCTGATTTTGTTATTATAAACTATGACATAATAAAAAATTTCCATGACCCTAAAAAGAAAGATGACTCTCAAGTTCTTGCTGCCAATTTTGATTTGGTTATTGTCGATGAAGCACACTATATCAAAAATGCTACAGCGCAAAGGACGAAACTAATTAACGACATCGTTAAAAAAACTGAACGACTTTGGTTGTTGACGGGAACACCAATGACATCACGACCAATCGACTACTTTAACTTATTAAGTTTAATTGACTCACCCGTTGCAAAAAATTGGATGGCTTATGCTATCCGTTATTGTTCAGGATACCAATTTAATGTTGGTGGAAGAAAAGTTTGGAACGTAACAGGAGCATCCAACCTTGAAGAATTAAGAGACCGAACTGTTGGTTTAACATTACGACGATTAAAAGAAAACGTTCTTGATTTACCTGACAAGATTATTACTCCCGTATATTTAAGATTAAAATCAAAGTCATATGAAAATGTAATGGGTGAATACTACGATTGGTACGATAAAAACCCTGAAGAGTCCAAATCACTCACCGTACAGTTTTCAAAATTAACAAAAGTTAGACAAATCATCGCAGATGAAAAAATTGCACAAACTATTGAACTCGCTGAAAACATTCTTGAACAAGACAAGAAAGTTATTATTTTCTGTAATTTCACTGATTCCTTAAATAAAATTACAGAACATTTTGGTAAATCCGCAGTTAAACTTGACGGGTCAATGTCAAAACCTGAACGTCAAAACTCTGTTGACCAATTTCAAGATAACCCAAAAGTTAAAGTATTTGTGGGTAATATTAAAGCTGCAGGTGTCGGTATTACATTAACCGCAGCTGTAGCGGTAATCATGAATGACTTATCATTCTTACCTTCAGACCACGCTCAAGCTGAAGACCGAGCATATCGTTACGGTCAAAAAAATAATGTTTTGGTTTATTATCCAATATTCGAAAACACAATTGAAGGTATCATTTACGATATCTTAAACAACAAAAAACAAGTCATCGCCACCGTTATGGGAGACAACCAACACCCCGCCGATGCCGCAGAAGAAATACTACAAAGAATTAACGAATTGCGATATTAACGAATTACGGATTATTTATATATAACGGATAATCCAATATTATGAAAAAAACAAAAGAGAAAATCCAACAACTAGAGTTACAGATACTTGAAAATCACGTAACAAAAGAAAAAGAGTTGTTGATTACAGAAATGAAGAAAATCGGAATAGAGAAACTACCTTATTCCTACTCAGCCCTCAAACAATTTATTGACCCCGAAACCATGAGTTTCCATTACAATAAACACTACAAAGGGTATGTGGATAAATTAAACGACGCACTTTCAAAAAAGAAATACGGAGATTTAGATTTAGAAAAAATTATTAAAACAATTAGTCGTTTTGATAAAACAATTCGAAACAACGCAGGTGGAGCGTTTAACCACGCATTGTTTTGGAATATGTTAACTCCCGAACCAAAGAAACTTACAGGTGAACTTTACAAAAAGATTACTAAACAGTGGGGTACATTTACAAACTTCAAAAAAGAATTTGAAAAAATTGCCAAAGAAAGATTTGGTTCAGGTTGGGTATGGTTAGTTTTAACAACTAAAAACACATTGAAGATTATGTCGACCCCAAACCAAGATAATCCATTGATGAATGTAATTGAAGGTGGGGGATTTCCATTGTTGGGATTAGATTTGTGGGAACACGCATATTATTTGAAGTACAGAAACAAAAGAGACGAATATATTGTAAACTTTTGGAAAGTTGTGAATTGGGATTTTGTAACTAAAATGTACGAAATGAAAATTGAAACCAAGTTATTAGAATCAACAAAAATGAAACAGGTTTTAAGTGAGGGTAAATCTGAAATGTGTTCCAAATCAGAAAACGAATTTTATAGAATGTTATTCAATGTAAACCAAGAAATTAAATGGACATACATGAATGGTATTAATAAAATTCTTAGAGAAGTTTTTAGTGAAAACTTTATTGAAAAACCTGAGAACAACCAATTGTCGGGGGTTTATGACCTTGAGGGACCTGGTAGGTCTGTAATTAATAAGTTGAATACTAACTACACGGCATTTTGTATTTTATTAAAAGATATTAATCAAGTTATTGCGACCATACCAAATAAAAATCCTATTGTTTTTATTGACAAAACTCCCGCAGAACAAAAGAAAGAGGTTGAAAGGCTTGTTGGGGCTTTAAACCATTTCAAATATAGAATTTTTGATAAAGAAAGTTCAACACTACATAATTTATTAAGAACGTTAACCGAAAAAGATAAGGCGGGTAGTAAGAGAGAGGAAATCACTGCAGCAATACTTAAAAGATTTTTTGGTAAATCGGCGAAAGTTGAATTAGTTGGTGAATTAGGTAACAAAAAAGATGCAATTCAAGGTGTTGATTTAGAGATTACAAAGGACGGCCAATTACATACCGCACAAGTAAAACCATATAGAGAAATGAAAATCGGTGAAGATGGAATTACTTTAGAAGGTACCGCAAGTGTTAAATTATATAAGACAGATTGGATGGTTTTTCAAAAAGGTAAGAATGTTTTAGTCTTTAATCAAAAACCAAAAATTGTTGGTGGTAATTTTGTTTTCCCATCCGAGTCACTTTTATATAACATATAATAAACTAAAAGATATTTATTAGTATGTCAGTTATACCAGAACCAGAAAGGTCAAAAATTTATACAAGAATTAAACACCTATTAGGTGCACCATTACGTAGTGTTGAAGTCACTGACGAAATGATGGATTCTTTAATGGAATTATCTATTCAAGATTACGAACAGTACATTTTGAATTGGTTGATTGATAGTCAGTGGGTTAACTTAGTTAATCTTAACATGACAGAAAAATCTGTTGCAAAAGCGTTGATTACAAGAACTATGGATTTTGAACAACAGTTTTCATACTCGTATTCTAAAATTGTTGGTCTACAAGCACAAGGTCCTTGGGTTTTAAAGAAAGACTATATTGTTCTTGAACGTGATAAACAAAACTATGAAATTCCTGCTGGTCGTGAAATTAATGAAGTTTTATGGTTTAGTAATCAACCATGGACCGCATTTGGTATGGGTGGTATTGGTGGATTTGGTGGTGTTGGTTTAGGAGCCAATGAGGCAGGTTTTGCTCAAATGGGTTATCAAGGTTCTTATTTTATGATGTCAGGTTTTGACTACTTGATAAGAATGCAAGAAGCAAACATCTTAAACAGAATTCTTGGTGGTTCTTTAACTTATAGAATTACTGCATTACCTGATGGTAAAAAAGATTTACAACTTTACAACGCACCTGGTAATAACTTTAACTGGAGTCAATATAGTAATTATGTTGGTAAAGCCGTATGGTATTGGTATTACGATGTAACACCTGATAGTAGAGCAGATTGTTTAAAAAACAATCCCGATGTAATTAAAATGCCTAATGATGTTCCATTAGAAGAACTTACTTGGTCAGATTTAAATGTACCTGCACAACAGTGGGTGAGAAGATGGTTCACGGCTTATGTTAAAGAAACATTAGGTCGAGTTAGAGGGAAATATAGTGGAAACTTAAAAACTCCTGACTCAGAATTACAAATGGATTACACAAGTCTATTAACTGAGGGTAAAGACGAAAAAACAAAATTAATAGAAGAACTTACAGGTGCTGAAGGTTGGTTAACCAGATTGAGACCTGAAAAAGTAATGGAAAAAGAAGCGTTAATTGCAGAAAACTTAAATAAACAAATGAAGTTTAGAGCAATGCCTCGTCAAATATATGTAATTTAATTTATGGCAATTATAAGAACAATACCATCTACAAGACTAATTAATGGTGAAATCCTTGAGACTTCCGAAATATCTATTGTATCTGAAAAAGAATACAGAACAAACGGTGAGGAATGTGTTATTATTAGAAATATTTCAGAATCTACAGTAATCTTAGACTCAAAAACTACAGACCATGTAGTTGTTAAATCTATGACAAATTTAACAATCAAACCTGATATTGGTAGAATAGACGAAGATTACGATGAAATAGTTGCCGACAAATATGCTTGTATTGAGTTTAGATTCTGTGCGGGTAATTGGTACATCCTATCATCAGACGGTCTCAAGAATTCCTAATTTTTCTTTCCAATCCTCTTCAGCAAAGTCATACATATAGTCAGGGCTTAATCCTCTTTTTTCCCAATATTTCAATTCTTGTTCAGTAACATCAAGTACATCTTCTTCTAATCTATCTTGGTCACCATCACCTAATGGATGTCCGTTAATTAATTCACATTGTGCCTTTGTAAAGATACCTCGTTTTTCAGGGTCACTAACAATTAAGTTATTTCTAACCTCATCTTGAAATACAACCATTAATGGTTCCATTCTCTTATTGAATGTTGAGATTGCTCTTGGTACATTATAGTCACCCGTTAAGTTTGGGTTGTTTTCCAATATATCTTTACTTAACATATAACAATTAAGTTGGACCCCATCACCTTTTTTCTGTACATCACCATGAGATGCTCTTAATCCGTTATTTACATACATAATAACATCACCAAGATTAACTGCAAGATTTTCGTGTAATGCAAGTTCCATGTGAGCCATACGACTCATACTATTACCCGCTTTGGTTTTAGTGTTTAATCGTTTCTTATAATCATCAAGAGATAATTTAACTTTAGCTCGTTGTGCAATCTTACTTAATGGAATTTGTTTGTCAAAAATCTTTTGTAGGTATTCATAATAATACTCAACAAACGACTGACCATCACCTTCTAATAACATCTTAATTCCTTTATCCAAGAACTCCTCAATATAGATTGGAAGTTTCTTAGACTTGATACTATTACCCGTCAATTTGATTTTACCCTTGGCATCCATAACCGCATAGTTCTTACGAGCCAAGTTAATACATGACGGCCAAACCCCATCCGTATCGAGTGCCATCTCACCTCTCATGAATATGTCATTGTATTCTGCCACGTCAGCTTCAGGTCCATAATATTCTTTACCCAACTTAACTTTCCAATTCAATCCACGACCAACATAAACTCTGTCTTTCGCGTCATCAGGAGTTGAGAAGTTCACACCGTCCGTATCCATTACCAAAGGAACATACCCTTTTGTCATAAAGAACTTAATCATCTGACGTAGGTATTGTCTACCAGTACAAGTAATCTGTTCACCCATATACATGTCTCCCCACGCAAATACCTGTGGAGCCGACAACGCACCGAACATCGAGTTGATGAAAATCTTAATCGGTAATTGTTTGTTACCATATGACTCTGATTTCTTACGGTCAGTTTCGTAGAATTCTTCCGCAAGTTGTTTGTATTTGATACGAGTATCACGGAAGTATTTTAACATTCCTTTCATCGCACCTGTTACGTCACACTTAGGGAATACATCGTGTACCAACTGAATAGATGGATACAGAGACGAAAAGTCGAGCTTAAGTACGTTCTTACTATAACCAACTTTAAGTAGTCGTGAGAGACCTCCTACGAAGTCTGTTTTACCCTGTTTTTCAGGGATTGCAAGTCCGTGTTTGTAAGACCAAGCCAACATCAACATCTTCCATAGAGTTGCGGTACCCATTGTAGATACTCTCTCATATGTTGTTGGAATCATCGCTGCAAGTAGGAAAGAACCCTGATTAAACTCTTGGTCAACCTTTAAGGTTTCATCTAAGTCATCGTCAAGATACATCTCAACAATCTTGTCACCTGTAATCTTTTTATATACGTTAGGGAACTTTGTGTCTAAGTTATCGTACGCAGGATTGTTAGCTTTCTTGTAGTTACCATTCTGAGTGTTTAACCAATATTCCTCTTTGTTAAGGAACATCTTACCGATATTATCGTGGTCAATATAAACACGACTTGGTGATTCGGCATTGATATACTTTGTAATATATTTCAAACCTGCCGCCTTGATACTTGAATTGATTGCTTGAGCTCTACGAACTGCGTGAATAATGTCGATTACGTTATATCCCCAAATTGAAGTTTGAGTATATGTCTCCACCTCGTTGGCAAGTTTCAACATCCCGTCTTTTCTTGTAAATGAATGTTGGGGGTGTAATGACTTACAAATCTTTTTAGGGTCAATTCCCAAAATTTTACAACGTTCAAAAATCCAATGCCAGTCAAAGTTCGCAGAATTGTAACCACCGATGATACTTGGTTTTAATTCGTTGATTACGTTGAAGAACTCGATGATTGCATTTCGTTCTTCAGATTCATCAATACATTCGATAACTCTGTGGTATCCTTTATTCGTTTTAATTCCAATCATGAAGATACGACCGTCCTGTGGTTCAAGAGCGGTCGTCTCTAAGTCATATACAAGTCGGGTGACTTCATCGTAATTCTCGAAGCCCTTAAATAGTCGTTTTTCTTTTGAGATGAGGTATTGTTCTACAGGTGGTAGGATAATGATTTTATCCTTTGTTTTTTCACCCCACGGGTCACATCCACCTTCTCGGAAGAATTGAATAAGTTCACGATAACCTTTAAGAGATTTGACCATAAAGGTCATACCTCTTTCTAGTCTTTCATCACCATGAGTTTCCAATTTGTCAATCATGATACCATGTTTAGTCATGGCTTCTTTTTGGGCAGCTTTGGAACCACCGTAGAAGTTAATATTGCGTAAATCACCTACCCAAGCGAATGGGGTAAATGTATCCTTACGGATTTCTTTTCCTTTACCAGGAATTTCTTTGATTTTGTAAATGGAGTTGGATGCGTAGTCAAATTCGATTGCTACTATAAATTCTTCAGGGT